GATACCAAAGACAGCGCCTACCTATACTACAAAAACTGCGCTGTGAAAGTCACTCACGACAGCCTAAAGACGATAGACTACCTCGACCTCGGCGGATATGTGTGGAAAGACCATGTCATAGACAGGGTGTTCAGCCACTGCGACACCACCGAATGTGACTACAAGCAGTTCATCACGAACATATGCGGACAAGATGAAAGCAGGAGCAGCTCTATGCGGTCCACCATAGGGTACCTCCTCCATGCATGGAAGAACCTATCCTACTGCCCCGCCACCATCCTTAACGATGAGGTCATCTCCGACAACCCGGAGGGAGGCACCGGCAAAGGGCTGTTTATGAACGCCCTATCACATATGAAAAAGCTGGTGGTGATAGACGGCAAGTCTTTTAACTTCGAGAAAAGCTTCGCCTATCAGCTGGTGTCGGCAGATACGCAGATACTATGCTTTGACGATGTGAAGAAGCACTTTGACTTTGAGCGGCTATTTAGCGTAGTTACAGAGGGACTAACGCTAGAGAAGAAAAACAAGGACGCTATAAAAATCCCCTTCAGCAAATCCCCCAAAGTGGCGATCACCACCAACTACGCCATCAAAGGGTCTGGAAACTCCTTCGCAAGAAGGAAATGGGAGTTAGAACTTACCCAATACTATACCAAAGACCATACGCCCCTGAAAGAATTCGGTAAGCTGATGTTTGGAGAATGGGACGATGACGAATGGTGCCAGTTTGACAACTATATGATAGGGTGCCTACAGATATATATGAACCACGGACTGATAAAAAGTGAGTTCGTGAACCTTAGAACAAGGCAGCTGTCAGCAGAGACATGCCATGAGTTTTTAGAATGGTCGGGAGTGATATCTAACAGCCAGCATAACATGCTCAAGCGAGGGGGGAAGATATACAAGGCAGACCTATATGCAGACTTTATTGATGATAACCCGGACTTTGCGCCCAAATCTAAATTTACCATATCTAGGACTAAATTCTACAAATGGCTGGTGGCATACTCCCACTTCCAATACCACTGCAAGCCGGAGGAAGATAGGGACTCTATCCGTGGTAGGTGGATACGATTCCGTGCCAAGCAGGAGATAGAACAAGATGGTATAATAGAATTTTAACCCCTACACGGACCAGTAGCTCAACCGGATAGAGCATCGCCCTTCTAAGGCGAGGGTTGAAGGTTCGAGTCCTTCCTGGTTCACACGTTCCTATAGCTCAGTTGGTTAGAGCAAATCACTCATAATGATTAGGTCCTTGGTTCGAGTCCAAGTGGGAACACTAATTTAATCTAATGATATGAAACTATATAAGACATCTCACTTTAAAAAAATAACAGCCCTGGAAGTGATCAGCTTCAATAAAAATACCTTTAAGGTGAAAGGGAGAGAGTATTGGCGGGGGACGATATCCCCGTTGCCAGAACACTTTTATGAGAAGGTGTTCACCAGAGAAAGGTTCGGAAGCCAGAACAACTACCACACCTCTATTGCGAAAGCAAAGATATTCCTGAAAAAGAAACTTATCGATAAGATATCCAAGGCAGAGTCCGATGTTATAAAATACAGCGCTGCCCTCGAAGACTTTAAGAAAAACCATGAAGTTTAGAGACTACCAGCTGGAGATAATAAAGAAAGCCAAGCCTATGCTGGAGGGTGATGGCTTTGTATACCTCGCTATGGAGGTGCGCACAGGAAAGACCCTTACGAGCCTTGGCGTGAGTGCGCTGCTGCCTGTGGAGAAGCTTCTTTTTATCACAAAGAAGAAAGCCATCAGCAGCATAGAGTCCGACTACAGGCTCCTTAGCCCCTCCTATGATATGACGGCCATCAATTATGAGTCTTTACATAAGCTAGACCCACACACCAAATGGGACATGGTGATATGTGATGAGTCCCACGGCATGGGGGCCTTCCCTAAAAGAAACAAGAGGTCTACCCAGGTGCGGGCGCTGATATTAGATAACAGCCCCTATGTGATATTCTTATCGGGGACACCAACGCCAGAGTCATACAGCCAGATGTATCACCAGGTGTCTGTGATGCGTCACCACCCCTTTCAGGCGTTTAAGACCTTCTATAAGTTTGCTAACAAGTATGTGGACATCAAGCAAAAGAAGATAAACAGTTTTTTGATCAACGACTACAGCGCCGGCCTAGACACCATCATCTCAGAGATGGAGCCACATACGCTGACATACACGCAGAAAGAAGCTGGGTTTAAGGTAAAGACCACCGAGCATGTGGTAGAGGTGGAGATGGATCCCCTCACCTACAGGCTGGCAAACAGGCTAAAAAAGCATTTGGTAATAGAGGGAAAAGAAGATATTATATTAGCAGATACTCCGGTGAAACTGATGATGAAGCTACACCAGATATACTCTGGAACGGTGAAGTTTGAGTCCGGAAATTCCATCGTGCTGGACTACAGCAAAGCGCAGTTTATATATGATAATTTTTCTGATATAAAAATAGGTATATTCTATAAGTTTAAGCAGGAGCTTAATGCTTTAAAAAAGATATATGGTGATATGTTATGCACGGAATTAGAGGTGTTTAAAACAACAGATAAAAGCATCGCTCTACAGATAGTTAGCGGAAGAGAGGGCATAAGCCTAAAAGAAGCTAAGGTCTTGGTATACTATAACATAGACTTCAGCGCCACAAGCTACTGGCAGTCCAGGGATAGGATGACAACAAAAGACAGGCTAGAGAGCGATGTCTACTGGATATTCTCTAAGGGCGGCATAGAGAGGGACATATACAAGGCCGTAACAAAAAAGAAAGACTACACCCTAAAATACTTTAAAACGCTAGAATAGATGTTCACTAAAATAATTGTAGCAATAATGCTACTAGGTTTTTTCGTTCCTGTAGACTCACGGCGCATCCCGGTGCAGGTATTGGCTATCATATGTCAATGGGCCTGGTATATAGGGATGGTCATCCTGGTGGTATGGATGGTAAAAAAGATGCTATGAAGATAGAGCTGAGTATACAGGAGGTGGAGCTATGCGCGTTTATAGGAATGCAGCGCTCTGCCATCGCCAGATCTAACGGCGTAGTAGATGCGAAGATGGGAGACCAGGACGGTGTTAAAGCAGACATACAGGGCTTTAAGGCAGAGTATGCGTTTGCTAAATACGGAAACCTCTTCCCTGACTTCGGGCTAAGCCCCAGGAGCGGAAGCTATGACGGCATCACACACCAGGGAGGTAGGTACGATATAAAATCTACACACCATAAAAACGGCAACCTTTTAAGCACCCTGAAGGTCAATCCAGACATAGACATATACGTCCTTGCCGTAGTGCAGGACAATATAGTAGACCTGATAGGGTGGGCGAAGAAAGAAGACCTGATAAAGCCAGAGAATATAAAAGATATGGGTCATGGAAAAGGATATTTTTTAAGCAGGGAAAAGCTGAATAAATTATGACATGATACCATAGACAAAATAAAAGGAATCCGTACCTTTACCTGTATGACGGAGCAGCAGATACAGAGCAAGAGAACCAAAGAGCTGGAAGACGCAGGGTACTATGTTATTAAACTAAAGCTCACCAATAAAAACGGTATCCCCGACCTTATAGCGCTCCCTCCGGGGTGTGATGTTCTGTTCTCAGAGATAAAAAAGCCCAAAGGCATATTATCGGAGCTGCAGAAATACAGATTAAAAGAGCTGGAGTCTTATGGCTTCAAGACAGAGGTATATAAAGGATGACCAGGAAAGAAGTAATAATAATATCAGACGCAGGAGACGAGCAAGAAGGGGGATATATAGTCATACAAATAAAAAATCAGCAATGCCGAACCCTATCTCTCGCGACGACCTAAACGCCATCACGCATATAAACTACGTCACCAACGACATGCACTCTCTGGTGGATGATATATACGAGGACCTGATGGAGCGAGACCACGAAGGGGCTAAGGAGAAGGCAAATAACGCCATCCGCCTGATGAACGACCTGATAAGATCCCTTACCGACGAAGTATAGAAAGCCACTAATTGTTCCGACTCTTTTTAAGATTTTTTATCTCTCTCTGCCGCATCTTATATTCTGGAGAGTTCTTCATCTTCTGCTTCTGCTTATCCTGCTCCTGCTTTAGCTTCTTATACATTTCTGGGTTGACCCTCTTTAAAGTAGACATGCTAATGCCAGGAGCCTCTTTACCATAATCTTTATACTGCTCTTTTACCAAGGCTCCACGTATATCCTTATATCCAGGCACAACCATCATAAGGTTCATCAGCTCGATGGCCCCTCTAGGAGATATCAGCTCCTCCAAGGCTTTCTCTCTGGTCTTACGGTTGTCGCTAGACAGGGCCTTATATGTTTTCTCTAATAAATAATCTATGGACTTAACCTGGGGAGCGGCAGGGCCTGCCGCTATAAGCGCAATCTGCTTATAAGGGTCTTTATCTAGCTGCTGTGCATTAACAGAAGAATAGACCATAGGGTGCCGGAAGGCATCATATTCTTTCTCTTTCCTTAGCCCAAGCTCATAGCCCCATTCTTTATTTAATTGCTCCACGCCAAAGTTCACAGGTATCATAGGGATATTCCCTGACACACCTCTTGTCACTAAGGCAGTCGCGGAACCCGCTAGCTGCCTAATGATTAACGACTCATAGTCTGTATCATCATCATCACCTGCTCCTACGGCATTAAAATATAATCCTTGCAAATACTTATATAAAACAACGTAAATAGTCATCCTAGCCATAAGCCCCGTCATTACTGCAGCACCTTGTATACGGGTCATCTCTCCCCGGCCCATCATTCCTGCAACAGCCTGTCTAGCTGTAGAGTATTCATTAATACTGAAATTGGCCATGTATGAATTGACTGTTCTATACA